AAGCACTTACACCACGCAAGAGCGTGAAGATGATTGCAGGCGAAGGCAAAGACCTTAAAGGAAAGCCAACATCGTTTGTTGGCGTTGTAACTTTTAAATCTTAAATAATGCTCGAGTTCAGTTTCTTCTGCCCAAGTTGTAAAAAGAAAGTTCAAGGAGTTGCAACTGAACGAGATAGTATGAGTTTAGATCTTAAGTGTTATTCTTGTAATGCTGATTGGGAAAAGGTAATTGTTGATAGGGGGGAAGTATGAAAAGTAGATTAGTTTATCCAACGACTAATAAGTTTCTTAGATTTTTTGGCGATGTAATGTTACTCATCGGTAGTTGGTTTGACCACGTAGGTATGCGCTATGGCGGCATGTATGAAGTGGAGTTTGACGAAGACGATGTATGACATCAACCAACTCTCAGCCTTAAAGAAGCACTGGCTACTTCGTAACTCAAACATCCCACGTCGCTTCCTCGGCCTTGAGCCACAAGACCTTGTGGACAGAGCGGGATCCTTTCCTAACGAGGTGACTACGTGGATAGATGACTGCGTTAATGGTCAAGTCATAAAACAAATTGGCCATATCGGAGTTAATGGTGTTGGTCTTTTATTTGATGGAGGACCTGGAATTGGTAAGACGACTCACGCAGTAGTTGCTGCAATGGAGTTTGTCCGCAATCTTCCCGACAATGATGCAGAGGCTGCAAAGGTGTTGGGCATGAGTGCATCTGACTTTGGTCTTGGCGCAAGGCCTGTGTACTACATGACTTATCCAGAGTTCTTATCTAGAAAGAAAGCAACTTTCGATTCTGACTTTGAGGATAAGAAGCAGGCCGTCTATGAGATAGATGGCTTTCATGGCAGATCTAAGTTTGATTGGTTAAATGTTCGAATACTAGTTATAGATGATCTAGGAAAAGAATATGGTTCAAAGTACGATGACACATCATTTGATGAGATACTTAGACTTAGATACGACAAGGCTCTGCCAACAATTGTTACCACTAATGTGCGCCTAGAAAATTGGGAAGCAGAGTATAGGGAAGCAATGGCAAGTTTTGCTCAGGAAGCATTCATACGGGTACCTATAGTCGGAGCAGATTTGAGAGCAGCACAATGAAGGGAATGAGCATGGAGAGTCCTTGGCGGACAGTTCAACTCTTTATTTCTTCTCAGGCTGCGGGTGTGTTTGAGGTTGAAGTTGATACAGGAACAAAGAGGGTTAGGTGCAATTGTCCTGTGTGGAAAAAGACTCTGAAATGCAAGCACGTAAATTTTGTGAATAAAAAAATGGAACTTAATAACGGACACTATTCTATTTTGGTCCCTAGTGAAGTTCCTGAAGAGTTAGCCTCACAAGCAAACATAGATCCAAAGACGTTTCGTGATTTTGTAGTTAGGTATGCTAAAGTCGAGGTACTATGAAAAACGGAGACATATCAAACGTCTCCTCTCCGCAAGTTGTGTGTGTAACAGATGTAGTTATTCCACTAGTAGAAGAAGTTACTAAGAGGTTACTGACTACAAAAGTAAACTTAACTTTAGGAGAGATTAACCTTCAGAGTGCAAACAAACTTTGGTTACTATCAAATAACTATGGAATTTCTTTAGAGTTAGCAGGTTATGCAGACCAAGGTTGGACTGAAGATTTACTTGAGAAGGCTTTTGAAAAATTAGAGAGGGAAGTTGTTAACCCATTTAACTACTGGCATCTATACGCAGACCCAGGTGAGTTAGTTAGGAAACTTCCTTACCGTGCTAATCTTCGAGGCGTGGTAGATGTTCAATGGCGAGTTGCACGATACGGATCAGCAGGAGTAGAACTAGATAAATTGTAAGAGGGGGCATTAAATGGCATCTGACAACGAACACCGTTTAGTCAGCAAGGTCATTCGTGATCGAGACATAGTTCCAGCACTACAACGTGGTGTTAATGAATCTTGGTTTTTAGATGACGATAACCGCAAGGCTTGGTCTTTTGTTCGCAAACACTATGCAGAGTACAGCGAAGTACCGACCGCAGTTACTGTCAAAGATCATTATCCAAATTACAAAGTTCTAGATGTTCAAGACAACATTGAATATTTATTGGACACAATGGTTGACTTTCGTCGTCGCCTTCTTACTCGTCAAGGTTTAGAGACAGCAGTAGAACAACTACAAGACAACAACCATGATGCAGCGTTGCTTGCAATGGAAGCAACTATTACTAAGGTTAATGAACAAGGAATCCTCGGTACACACGAAATAGATTTAACTAAAAATACTGAACAAAGATATAAAGATTATCAAGCATTACAAAATGAAGAGTTTTTAGGTATACCTACTGGTTTTTCAAAAATTGATGAAGCAACTGCGGGATTACAAGGCGGTCAATTAATAACTATAATTGCTCCACCTAAAACTGGTAAATCTCAAATTGCTTTAAAGATGGCTTTGAATGTTCATGCCCAAGGATTTATTCCAATGTTCCAATCTTTTGAAATGAATAACCATGAACAACAACAACGGCACGATGCAATGCGGGCAAACGTTTCTCACGGCAGGTTAAGACGTGGAAAACTTTTACCAGCAGAAGAAGATAGATACATTGATGTATTAAATAAAATGGAAACCGAACCGTCTTTTCATTTAATAGACGCTGTAAATGGCATTACCGTATCTGCATTAGCAGCAAAAATTGAACAAACAAAACCAGACATTGTTTTTGTTGATGGTGTTTATCTTATGCTTGATGAAGTAAGTGGAGAAATGAATACTCCACAAGCAATTACAAATGTTACTCGTTCGTTAAAAAGACTTGCTCAAAGAATTAATAAACCAGTTATTATTACTACACAAACTTTGTTATGGAAAATGCGTGCTGGAAAAGTTACTGCAGATTCAATAGGTTATTCATCATCATTTTTCCAAGACTCAGACGTAATTCTTGGTCTTGAACCAGTAGAAGAAGATGAAGATATTAGGTTATTAAAGATTGTTGCTAGCCGTAACTGTGGACCAAGTGAGACCGCTCTAACTTGGCGTTGGGAAACAGGTTGTTTCCATGATGAAGAACAAATGATGAAGTGCACTTTCTGTTCTGATTGGGGGCGGGTGTGATTGATGTTGAAAAGATTTTATTATTTTTAGAAATACCACTTCACGCTCAACGAGGAACTGAAGTTAATGGCTTATGTCCAATGCACAAAGCAAGAACTGGTAAAGAAGATCACAGACCTTCTTGGTGGATTAACTCTGAAACAGGTGCTCACATCTGTTTTTCATGTGGTTATAAAGGGAATATTTATACATTAATTTCTGACATAAAAGGCATTGATTATCACGATGCTCGTGACTATATAGACGACACTGCTGAACTACCTATTGATTCTTTGATGAAAAGAATTAAAGAATTACCACAATACATTCAAGCAGAACCAGAGCAAATACCGATGTCAGAGGCTCGCCTTGCTGTGTACACCGATGCACCTGATATTGAATTAAAGAAAAGATTTTTAACACGAGAGTCAGTAGATGCTCACGGCGTTCGGTGGGATACAAAACTTGAGTCTTGGATTCTTCCAATTAGAGATCCTAACGACGGTTCCTTGTGGGGTTGGCAAGAAAAAGGTGCTCGTGGTCGTTTTTTTAAGAATCAACCAGCAGGAGTAAAAAAATCTAAAACAGTATTTGGTGTAGAAATTATGGATGATGATTTAATTAAAAATTATTTACTTGTTGTAGAGTCGCCTCTAGATGCTGTTCGACTTACTGGTTTAGGTTATCAAGCAATCTCTACTTTTGGAGCAATAATTAGTGAAGATCAAGCAAAGATTATGCGCCGTGTTTCTAAAGTTATAGCAGCATTTGATAATGATAAAGCAGGGCACATTGCTAACGAACAGATGCGTGGGTTTTCTCATAAATATGGCATAGAACTTTCTTACTTTAATTACACAGGAATTGATGTTAAAGATGTTGGAGATATGACTGAAGAAGAAATTAAACGTGGGATACAAACAGCACGTACATCTATCTTAGGTAGAGCAGCATACTTATGATGGATCTTCGAGATAGGGATAATCCATTAGAGGTGTGTATCTGTGGTTCTACTTTGTGGAATGTAAAAGCAATGTTTGAAGATAATGAAATATCTTTATATATGTTAGATATGGAGTGTGCTTTGTGTGGTGCATTAGCAACCGCCCCAACGCCAATAGATAATGTTTAAAGGAATTTTAAAACCATATCAGCCAGAGGCAGTAGACAAAATGGTTGTTCGAAAACAAATGCTTGTTGCTTATGAAATGGGTTTAGGAAAAACCTGTATGACTATTGCAGCCTTAGAAAAATTAAAAGACACTGGTGAATTAACTAAACCTATTTTAGTAATTGCTTTGTCTAGTTTAAAATACCAGTGGGAAAAAGAAATTAAAAAGTTTTCTGATGCAAGAACCGTAGTTATAGATGGTTCAAAAAATACTAGGTTAATTCGTTGGGATAGAGAACTTAGTGGAGTAAGATCTCCCGATTACATTATCTGTAACTATGAAACAGTGGTTAATGATTGGGACTCTATTAAAGACGAAGATTGGGGCGCAATAGTTTGCGATGAAGCCACAGCAATTAAAGGCTTTAGATCTAAACGTTCAAAGGCTGTTAAAAAATTATCAGCAAATGTTCCAATCAGGTTTGCCCTTACTGGTACACCTATTGAAAATGGTAAACCAGAAGAGTTGTATAGCATCATGCAATTTGTAGACCCAAAACTACTTGGAAGATTTGATTTATTTGATCAAACGTTTATTGTCAGAAATCATTTTGGAGGTGTTCAAAGATATAGAAATTTACCTATCTTTCATGAAAAAATGAAAACAATTTCTGTTAGAAAAGTTCAAACAGATTCTGATGTGGCTCCTTACTTACCTGACACCATTCATCTAGATCCAATAAAAATACCATTAGATAATAAAACATCTTTACTGTACAACTTTATTGCTGATGAATTAAGTCAAGAACTCTATGAAGCGCAACAACTGTTGGGCACTAGTTTTTCATTAATATCTCATTACGGACATGACAGTAAGATGGGAAGTCAAGCAGATATGTTACGTGGATCTATTATGTCTAAAATAACTGCATTAAGAATGTTGTGTGATCATCCCGAATTACTTGCAGATAGTGTTGTAAAGTTTCAAAAACAAGATGGAGAAGGCAGCGCTTACATTTACGGTTTAAAAGAAAGAGATTTATTAAATGAGTTAACTAAACATCCAAAGTTAGATATATTAAAAACATATGTGTTAGATCATTTAGAAACAGATCCAGATGCAAAGGTAGTTATATTTACTTCGTACGTAGGTATGTTGTCTAGAATTCAAAATGTTGTTGGTGGAACTTTGTATACAGGAAATATGAATGCTAAAGAAAAAGAAGCAAGTAAAACAAAATTTTTAACTGATCCAGAGTGTAGAGTATTTATTTCTTCAGATGCTGGAGGTTATGGAGTTGACCTACCTGTAGCAAACTTATTAGTAAATTATGATCTACCTTGGTCGGCAGGGTTAGCCGTACAAAGAAATGGAAGAATTAAACGGGCCTCAAGTAGATGGCCTAGCATTGTAATTCAAGATTTAATAGTAGAAAATTCAATAGAAGAACGTCAACACGAAATGCTTCAACAAAAAAACGCTGTAGCAGATGCTGTTCTAGATGGATCAGGCATTAATTCTAAAGGTGGAATTGACCTAACGGTAGGAAGTCTGATAGGTTTCCTACAGAAACAACGACCTTGAGGGGGTTAACATGGCAAGAGTAAAAGAAGAAGAACCAAGAGTTCCTGCAGTAAATGATCTTGAATCTCAGGCTAAACAATATATCTTTTTTAAAAAACAAATTGAGTATTTTGAGTCAGAAATAAAATCTTTAAGAGAAAAATTATTTGAAGATATAGATGCTAACGGTGAACTAGATGGCAGTGGTAACTTGTTTGTTGAACTATCTACTGAAATAGATGGTGTAACCATGTTACAAAAACAAAAAAGAGTGTCTCGTAAAATTGACCCACAAATGGCTGATAATTTAATTGTGTCTAAAGGTCTTGAAACTGAGTTGTATAAAACTATTCAAGTTATTGATGAGGATGCTTTGATGGCTGCATTGTATGAAGGGAAATTAACTGAAGAAGAAGTTGATTTAATGTACCCACAAAAAATTGTTTGGGCTTTGATTTTAAATAAGAGATAATTATGGCTGGATTACGTGGAGACGATGAGATTTTAGAAGCGTTTGCTGATTTGGAATACATTCCAGGTTCTAAAAGAAAACGCCGTGAAGAAGATCCAAAAGTTTCTCGCCGTAAAAACGGGGAGAGTAATGGTTGGGATGCAAACCCAATTGTTAAAACACTGGGTGGAAAAGAAACAGAGGTATTTACAATCGGTGCATTTGCACTAGCGTTGGAAAAAACCATTGTTACTGTTCGCCTGTGGGAAAGAAAAGGCTACATACCTAGAGCACCTTATAGACTTAGATCTAAAACTCTAAAAGGAGAAAAGATCGGGGGAAACAGGGTGTACACCAGAGCATTAATTGAGTCTGCTATTGAAGAGTTTTCAAAGCGTGGCTTACTAGGTTCTGTTCGTGTAGAGTGGTCTAACCAAGAAGACCTTACAGAGGCTTTAATAAACCGCTGGAAGGAAATCACATCCACCGAGAGCCAGTAGATATTAAAGTTGTACAGCGATACAACATACTCCGTGCCTCATTACCGAAAGAAGAAATAAATGCCAATAACTAAACCAACCAATGACGTTGCAGCAAACCCTGCAAGTTACTTGGACGAAGATAGCGAAACCGCAGAACCAAAAATTGGTACTACGGTTCAACAAGGTTGGGAAGCAGCAGAGGCTCTTTTAACTGAGAACTCTTCCGAGTTTCCAACAGAGTTTCGTTTCTCTGAACAACCACAATTAATTAAATTCTTAGAAGACGGACCTTTCCGTGTCTATGAACAACATTGGATTGAACGTCCTACTGGCAAAAAATCTTTTGTTGCATTAGCAGAGAATGATCCGTTTACAGATATTCTCGGAAGTAAACCACGTTCACGGTTTGCTTTTAATGTGCTTGTATTAACTGGTGAAGCACAGGGCGTACAAATTCTTACAGCCCCACCAACACTTGCACGTTTAATTAAAAAGTCTCATGAAGATGAGCGCAAAGGACCTCTGTCAAAAGAGTTCTGGGAAATTTCTCGGATGGGTACAGGACCTACAACAAATTACACTATGGAGTTTGTTCGTGGTCGTGACCTAGCGGAGGAATGGAAGTTGAACCTCGATGAGGTTCAAGAGTTAGTAGCACGGGCTGTTCCGTATACAGCCGAAGTAATTCGAGAGACCCCTCGCTCCGAAATGCTGAAGATTGCTCGCTCCTTGGTCTAACCAAGATTCCAATGTGGTGGAGCCTGTTTATTTCCGTTTTCAGGCTCCCCACTTAACTTACTAGTGAGGGAAATTTATGAACATTATTACAACCAAAGAACAATTAAATGATCTTGTTAAGCATTACTTACAAGTAGATGCTTTTGCTTTTGATGTAGAAACTGTTGGAGATAATAGATTACAACCTGTAGTTAATGATGTCTTATGGATTTCTCTTGCAACCGAAGGACGAACCGATGTAATACCCCTAGGTCATCCAAATGGAGAATTTTTAAATTGGGATAAAGAAATTTTGTTAAGTGGTCAACGCAAGGCAGTTGCTGGTAAACCTTTAACCGATGCTGACTACTCAAAGAACCAAGCAAAATGGAAACCAGTTTTTGATGTACCACCTGCACAGTTGCTTCCTGGCGAAGTGTTTAAAGAACTAAAGCCATTATTTTTTAGTGATAAATTAAAAATTGGTCATAATGTAAAGTTTGATCTTAAATCAGTTGCTAAATACTATCGAGGAGTTGTTCCTTCAAAACCGTTTTTTGATACTTTAATGGCATCTTTTGTTATTGACAATCGAAATCGAACATCTTTAAGTCTTGCTGCTTGTGCTGAAAGAGAGTTAAGTTTAAAAGTAGAGAAAGGTGTAGGTGCCGAAGTTGAAGCACATGCTTTTTCTGTAGTTGCTAAGTACGCAGGAATCGATGCCGAGGTTACTTGGAATTTATATAAAACTTTTTATCCAAAATTACAAAATGGATTAAAAGATGTTTGGGAATTAGAAATGAATCTTATTCCAGCGTTGTGTGATATGGAATTAACTGGAGCAACAATTGATGTTGAAGAACTTACTTCTTTAAAAGCAAATCTTGAAAAAGACATTGATTCAGCAAAGGCTAAGGCTTGGAAATTAACAGGAAAACCTTTTGCAATGAATTCGGTTAAAGAAAAACAAGAATTATTGTTTTCTCCTCAACCAGAAGGAAGAGGTATAAAACCTAATTTAAGAATAAAAGTTGCGCTAACTGCAAGAGGAAGAATGGTTTCAGAAACCGATCTTAAAAATTTAACAATTTATCATTACTCAGTTTCATCTGACGCGCTTGAGTTTTATAGATCAAAAGATGAACTTGTTGATGCTATTTTAGAATACCAAGATTTAAATAAATTAATGACCACATATGTTATGCCGTATTTAGGCGGAGAAGTTACAAGAACAACAATGGGTAAAGAAAAAGTTTTTGATAAAAAAAGTTTATTAATCAATGGTCGAGTTCATACAAACTTTAAAGCACACGGCGCAGAAACAGGTAGGTTTTCTAGTAGCGATCCTAACTTACAAAACATACCAAGTGGTGGTCAGTATGGAACTTTAATTAGAAATCTATTTGTTGCTCCTCCTGGACATAAATTAATAGTTGCTGATTACTCTCAAATTGAGCCTAGAATTATTGCGGCTTTTTCAAAAGATCCAATTATGATAAAAAATTATTTAGATAAAGAAGATATATACACAACAATTGGTAAAACAATGGGAGTAGATCGCAAAGCAGGAAAGGTTCTTGTTCTATCTATTGCCTATGGAGTAGGACCAGATAAAATTGCAGAAAGCATTGGATGCACTGTTGCTGATGCTAAGAGTTTGTTAAATAGATTTACAGAAAAATTTCATGACATATCAAAATACAAAGCACGAATTATTAGACAGGCTTTAGCAAAAAGTCCAGTGCCGTATGTACCAACCGTTTTAGGACGCAGACGTTATCTTCCTGATTTAAAAAGCAAAGACATAGGACTTAGAGCACGAGCCGAAAGACAGGCTTTTAATACAGTGATTCAAGGATCAGCAGCAGATTTAATGAAATTAGCCATTATTAGAGCACATTCATGTTTTATAACTGAACCAGGTGCTAATGTCATTTTGACTGTACACGACGAGTTAGTTACAGTTGCTCGTGAAGACATTGCAGAAGAGGTAGCCGAAGCAATTCGGGAATCAATGGAAGGAATAAAAATTCCAGAGATTACAGTTCCGCTTATTGCTGATGTCAAAATAGTAAACAAATGGGGAGAAGCAAAATGAGTAACGCAGACTGGTGGGCCAAACAACTGGGAGCACAACCTCAAGTCCCACAACAAAGACCAACAGATATTCCTATGCCACCGTCACAACAACCAATGACTCCGTATGTTCCGCCACAACCTCAACAACCAAGCATTCGTATTGGAAGCACGGGTCAAACTCAACTGTGTCCTGACTGTAATAGTAATAACTATATGGCTATTCAAAACGCTGCTCCAAGATGTTATGACTGCGGTTATCCTTTACAACAATCAGGAAGTAAATTTGGCTCATTAACTGGTGCAAAAGTAGAGGGAAATATAAAATCTTCTTTAGGTAATGACACTCAAAGTAATTGGAATCCACAAGGAATCATTGGGAGAATAGAGTAATGAATGACGAAGCCAAAAAAATTGTTGCTCAACTTAACAAAAAATTTGGTAACAATGTGGTTGTTATTGCGTCTGACATTCGCAGCGATTTGGTTCCTCGTATCACTTCTGGTTCCACCACGTTGGACTATGTTTTGGGAGGAGGATTTCCAGGAAACCAATGGAATGAATTAATTGGTGAACCTTCTCATGGTAAAACTGCAGTTGCATTAAAAACTATTGCAGCCAATCAAAAGTTAAATCCAGAACACACTACGGTATGGGTAGCAGCAGAACAATGGGTTCCTGATTATGCAGAAATGTGCGGTGTTGATACTTCCCGTGTAATTGTTATTGAAACAAACATTATGGAAGAAGCCTATCAAGCAGTAATTGAGTTTGCTGAATCAAAATCAGTTGATGCAATTGTTATAGATTCTTTACCTGCTCTTTCTCCTGCTCCTGAGATGGAAAAGGACATGAATGAAATGACTGTTGGTAAAGGTGCATTACTTACCAATAAATTTTTTCGAGTAGTTGGTTCTGCAATTAAAAGAAGTCTTATAGAGGATGAACGTCCTGTTTTAGGATTAATTATTAACCAATATCGAATGAAAATAGGAGTAATGCATGGCGACCCAAGAACAACTCCAGGAGGAGAAGGAAAAAATTATGCTTTCTTTACACGTTGTGAAATTCGTAGAGATGAATGGATTGAAGTAGGTCCTAGTGGTAACAAGATTCGTATTGGACAAAGAATTAAAGTTCGTACATTAAAAAATAAAACAGCGCCACCACAAAGAGTTGCATATTTTGATTTTTATTTTGCAGAAGGTGGACCTTGTTTACCAGGAGACTATGATTTTGCTAAAGAAATTGCAGCACTTGCAGTAGTAAAAGGAATTATAGATCGTAAAGGTGGGTGGTATTACTATGGAGAAAGAAAATGGCAAGGAATTGAACCCGTCATTGATAGTATCCGTGGCGAAATTGATCTCAAGGAAGAACTACAAAAAGTTGTACTTAGTTCCTCCGATGTACCGATGGCTGGAGATTCTAACGATGATTGAGAACAAAAAGTTTATAGTCAATGACCAAGCATGGGCACATGATTTAGAAAAAGGCGTTGAAGATTACACAGATATGCTTTTTGAAGCCATATGGGAAGGAGACGAAGAAGTAATTCCAGAAACACTTTCAGGAGAACTTTTTTGTGGTTGTTCTCCATGTTTTTGGCGTGAAACATTATTCTATATTGTTCCTCGTTTGCTGGAGGGCTACGAGAATGGCAAGATAGAACTTGAAGACTGAAGGACAAAAACAATCTCAGAAGCATGAGAAGAGACTCGCTAAAAAAGTTAACGGTTCTCGTAATGCTGCTTCTGGTGCGTTTTGGTCACGTAAAGGCGATGTAAGATCAGCCGACCTGTTGATTGAACATAAGTGGACTGGTAAAAAACAGACCACGATAAAGTCTACGGTCTTAAAGAAAATAGTAACAGAGGCAATTTTAGATGGAAGAATGCCAGTACTTGGTATCCATTTAGATGGGGAGAATTACGTGGTTCTTCTTGAAGACGATTTCATAGAAATGCTAGAGAAAGTCAAGGATGCCTAACACATGGACGAACCAGAGTACGCCTGGAGATATAAAGCAAGATGCTCAGGACAAGACACTGACATCTTTTACCCTCCTCGTGATAAAGAACAGTATAAAAGTATTGCTGATAAAGCCAAATCATTCTGTTTTGGTGAAACAGGAAAAAACAATTGTCCAGTACGTGCCGAGTGTTTATGGGATGCCGTTAAAAGAAATGAACCTCATGGAATCTGGGGTGGGTTAAGCCACAGAGAACGTAATGCTTTAACAAGAAAGTGGCAAAAGAAATATAAAAAGAAAATGTCCCTAAAAGATTTTATTTTCAGTACAGATAAGGAACACTAATGGCAACACCTAAAAATGATTTACACAAGTTCCTTGATACTAAGAAGGCTGACACTAGATTGATAGGTGAAATAGAACGTCACCTAATGAGACAACCAATCTCAGATAGACGAACAGATGTATTGCACCCATCTGAAATTATTAAGTCTGATTGGTGTCATAAGTATGCTTATTACCTATTAAATGGTGGAAAAGCAAAGAGAGACAAACCTAATCTTCGTCTTCAAAATATCTTTGATGAAGGGCATTACATCCATGCTAAGTGGCAAAATAGACTTTCAGATATGGGTGTTCTTTACGGTTATTGGGAAGGTCTAAACGGTAGTGGTTGGGAAATATCTAAAGAAGTAGATACAGATGCACATGAGTATAAAGAAGTACCCCTTGTTTATGAGCCACTGCGTATTCACGGCCATGCTGATGGCTGGGTTAAAGGTATTGGAGAAGATTGTTTAATTGAAATTAAGTCTATTGGTGCAGGCACCCTTAGATTTGAAGCACCAGAGTTGCTTTACGATGCTGACGGAGATTTAACAAAGGCTTGGAAAAATGTACGTCGTCCATTTAGATCTCATTTACTTCAAGGTCAAATGTACCTAGAGTTAGCCAAGAGACAATTTGGTACTGATGCTCCAAATGAACTTGTTTTTATTTATGAATTAAAGTCTGATCAAGACTACAAAGAGTTCACTATAAAATCAGATTACTATATTGTAGAAAGAATCTTTAACGCTGCACAGAAAGTTATAGATGCAGTTGACGCAGGTGTTTCACCTGCCTGTAATGTTGATCCTAACGGATGCAAGTCCTGTGCATTAATTGGAGACTGATGAACGAAATAGATGTATTAATGAAGAAGGGGCTTGCTCTTCCTAAACCACAGTATGACCAAGCCATCCTTCCGCCAGATATAACAGAGTTGAGCAGCGAAGACTTGGCTGTGATGTTTACTACGTTGACTGGTTGGGCTGACTACATTGCCTCTCAGTTAGTTCAGGCTCAATTACGTGAGCGTGAGGCTCAACGAGCCTTAGACTTGGCTGAAAATAAGTTACTTATAACTAGGATGGGCGCTGCCTCAAAAGGCTCAACGGTAAGTTTAGCCAAGGCTCAGATTGCTACTGACCCAGAGATCCTTCAATTAGGAGATACCCATGAAGAGAGATATGCTTATCGCAAGATCTTAGAGATGATGCTTTCAAATCAAGAACGAGACATCACTTTAGTTTCGAGGGAAATAACACGGAGAACAAACGAGTCCCGAATGGGACGGAGGGATACATTCATAACATGAAAAAAATAATGCTTGTTCTGGTACTACTTACAGGACTTATATCTCCTGCTAATGCAGCAGGTGAACCAACAATCGCTATTATTGATAGCGGAGTAAACAACTCTTTATTTGCAAACAACATTGCATACGAAGTTTGTTTAATGTCAATTGCAAGATGCCCAAATGCTCAAACCAGCATGGAAGGTCCAGGGGCTGCAAACACTCCTGCAACAACGGATAAAATATTAAATCACGGTACACAGATGGCTTCTATAGTTAGAGCCGTTAATCCATCAGCAAAGATTTTGCCAATTCGAATAGTAAATCAAACTCCAGCAGGAGTTGCAGGTCTTTATAGTTTAGATGATGTGCAAAATGCCTTGAACTGGATCATTACTAATAGAGAGAAGTACAACATCTCAGTGATATTACTAGCACAGGGTGCTGTGATGGGTAACTGCAGAGTTCCTGCAGGAATGGCACAGTCAATTGCAACATTAAAGGCGGCAAATGTTCCTGTAATTGCTGCTGCTGGAAATGATTCAAATAAGAAAACAACTCAGTCTCCAGCATGTTTAACAGATACAGTATCTGTAGGTGCAACTGATAATCCATGGTCAGGATCTGAACCATATGCTTATGATCCAGCGGCTGCTCCATACATTGCTAGATACAGTAATGGTGCACAGGGTCAAGTAGATTTCTATTTGAATGCTAGGTACTACACCACACTTACTGATGGCTCTCAGAAGTTTATGGTTGGAACATCAAACTCATCTGCAGCATTAGCAGGATGGTGGTTACTAAATAGAAAAGCAACCTTTGATGAGACCTTTAATGCAATCATGGCTACCACAACTGAAGCAAAGAACGAACTCATAACAGGACGGTATGTCAGACTTCCATAACGAAACTGTGCTTGAAGAAGCACAACGTTTAATAACGGGTGATCGTAATAAGTCTTACGATCATCCGTTAGACAACTTTAATCGCATTGCTAAAGGTTGGGAAGTTATTTTTAATACTAAAGTAACTGAAGAACAAGTTGGTTTAGCAATGGCTTGGGTAAAAATTTGTCGAGAAATTCACCAACAAAAAAGAGACAACCTAGTTGATGGGGCGGGTTATCTAGGGACTGTGCAAATGGTCATAGATGAAAGAGAACGCCGTGCCAACAAAAGCGATTGATGGTCACTTACCAAAAGACTGTGCTGTAACAATAGGAATTGATCAATCTCTTACTGGTTTTGCATTAACTGCACTTCAATTTGATGATCCAACAAAGTATATAACGTGGGTTTATAAATCACCTTATTTTGGCATTGAAAGACTTGCTGATATTAGACAATGGTTAATAGATCATCTAAATTATCTTGAAGAAAACAACAATACAGTTTTAGACATAGCAATGGAAGGTACAGTTCTTGCTAGTCATGCAGCCTTAGTACTGGGGGAGTTATCAGCCACAGTTCGTTTAACTATTTTTGATTACTTTGATGAAGGTGACTTTAGAAAATTTCCTTTAAAAGTTCCACCAATGACCCTAAAGAAGTTTGCAGCAGGCAAAGGAAATGCAAAAAAACAAGAGATGTTGTTACAAATATACAAGAGATGGGGCATAGAATTTAATGATGATAATGCCGCAGATTCTTACGCTCTTGCAAGGCTCTTAGGAAAAAACTTCTATAACGAGGTCGAGAAGGCAGTTGCCGAACAAATGAAGGACCTTAAATACAGAGACGCCCCAAGACTTTAGCCTTACCCTTTATTCCAGGAGCGGTACATAAATTCGACCTAAAGGACTACTACATATGACAACTACACCTGAAATTCCTGTATCTAATGAGGAACCGTTTTTAAGAGTTAGTGCAAGTTCAAATCCTCAAAGCGTTGCATCTGCAATTGCTCACGCAATCTATGACAAACATGAAGTAAAACTTCGTGCCGTAGGTGCTGGAGCAGTAAACCAAGCAGTGAAAGCAATTGCTATATCCCGTGGTTATGTTGCCCCTAGAGGGTTAGATTTAACCTGTAAACCAGGATTTACTACTATTGAATCCCGTGACGGAGAAATTTCCGCCATTGTATTCGCCATTACAGCAAGTTAATTTAGTTCTATCCTTATACCTACATTAAGGAGTCACCATGGCAAATTGGACAGATATGGGCCACGCAATGCGTCGTCGTATGGGCATTCCCTCAAACCACCTAGAGTCAGCAGGTACTAAAATGAAGAAAGATATAACTCCAGAACAAATTACATCTTCTGGTGCAAGAGATTATATGGGCATGGATGCTACAAAATTTAACAATGTGAGTGGAACACCTTCCGTTGGTAAATTAATGCCAAAGAAAAATACACAAGCCGCAGAACCAATGTACGGTACAAAAGCAAATAGAAAAAATGTACTTGTAGGAAATGCCGCAGCATCAGAGCGTATGGGCGCTTCATACAGAATTACTGCAAAATATGGTGCAGTAACTTCTCCAGAAGCAGCATCAACAATGGCAAATGCAAGAACTATTCCGTCAGTATCAGGACGTCAAAATCCTAATTTCCAAGGTGGAATGGGCGACGCCTACTAAAATGCCATTGTCGAATTCACAATTCGGCGGTAGCAATTCAACGGCGCCACAAACGCCAAACGTAGATACGCCGCTATCATATAGTTCTTCTACAGCAGGATCTGCTGCTCAAGCAACTGCATGGAAAAATAAAAATCTTGGTAACGGTAGACCTTTATCTTTGTCTAAAAAAACAATGGGCACAACTTTTAACTGGGACGATACTTCTACAAATACAACAGTTACACCTAATTCTGGTGGTAGAAACCCAAATGCTTAGTAATAAACAGTTCGCTAATTTAGCAAACCAAGGTGGAGCCAGTCGTAGTTTTAAAACTGGTGAATCACCAAAAGGTCCTGGAATTATGGTTTCAATTCCTGGTGCTGAAAAAATTACAGACGCTCCTTACACTGCAGAACAAGCACAAAACTTTAAAACACAGTATGCAACAAAAGCCAAAGGTGATGTCTATCAAGGTGCGTGGAAAACTGGCGGAAAAATATTTGCTGATATCAGCGTAAAACAAAGAACACTTCCAGATGCACGGAAGGCTGGCTTAGAAAATAAACAAATTGCTGGTTATGATTTAGGTGGAACAGATAAGCGCCGTATGAGTGGTGGCAATATTTACTTTGGTCGCAAAGTTCCTGGTGTTGAATCTAACCCAGAGTTTGTGGCAAGTGCACACGCAACTAGCGAAGTAGAAAGAATGGAGCCAAAACCAAAGGCTCAAGAGTTTGCAGAGCAATCACACATAAGCCGTGGTGCTACTAATAAGGGCAAAAAGATTTCAGTTAATGAAGTATATGCAACGATTGCAAAAAATCGCCGAAATAGAGGTGTGTAATGGCTGGTGGTGTAAACAACTACTCTGCATCTCAAAACTGGCAATCACTTGGTGGTGGCGGTCTTTACGGATATAACAATCAAGGTGGTGCAGGAACTCCAATAGCACGTAGTGCTATTGATGAGTCTCGCATGGGCATTGGTCGTATTCCTTCTGCAGAGTATCCAGATGGCTATCTTGGCACAATGCGATCTCGAAGAGATGACCGTTTATTAGATTCAATTAAAAACCGTGTAAATCAAAAGGCTTATCAACGTGGTGTTCATAAAGGTGAGCGCATTGAGCCATCTATGTATTACTGGCCAGAACAATTTGGCCCAATGATGGGTATTGAACGTCAAATGAAAGCAAAATTAGTAAATGTAAATGGCGCAGTTGTGTACATGTCAGAAAGAAGTGCACCACAAACTCAGTTAACTCCTGCCCCACACTTAGTAAACGATGGTAAAGCAAACACTGTTGCAGACCAACCAGGAACTATTGATGCACGTCGTAAAGCAATGCTTGCTTATCTAAGACCTGCGTGGGCATAATATGGCTTACTTTGGAGTTAATCCTCACGGTCGTTGGGATGAAAATATTGCCCAAGCACAATTTAAAGACCATGTAGAAAATGTTATTAAGAAGTATCGTGAAGCATCTCCAGCATTTGTTGAAGGTGGACATCAATGGTATGAAAAGG